GTTCCATAGCAAGATCAAAGCCACCAACACCAGCAAAGAGGGATACTCCTGTTAGCTTATTCATTAATAGTATCGGTGTTTGGAAAAGAAACTGTTTGCTTTGCAGGGTGTTCCGTATCGTTTAGATATGTATTTAAGACCTCTAAGGATTTGATATTCGCTTCGGCTATCTTTCTCTCCAAGTAGTTGAGCAATTCCGTAAGCTGAACTACCTTGTTGGTTTTTTGCGTAGTTATCAAACCTGCTCTCACCGGTCCAAAGGGCGAGGAGGCACTCCCACTCTCTTCCTTGCCAGCCGAAACCAGCCTGAGCGTAGTCCTTTGCGAGCTTTCTATTGCGATCTTTCTCATCTTTTGTTGCCTTCCTATTCTCAATTACACCATTAGGGATTTTCCCTAGCGGTGGTGGAAATAATTTATTATGACCTTGAGTCAGCAGAGCTAGTGTTGCCATCAAGATCAAGCCATTTCTTACCCATCTTTTCATCAGCCATCTTCTCCTCTTCCAAATAGGCACGATAGATATCAGGGAAAGCGTTAGCTAACCTGGTAAATGCTCTCTGCCTAGCTCGTTGGTAGTTGCGCTGACGAACCGCTTGATCGGCTGCGCTTTGTAATCTCTTATTTAATTTACTCATTTACTCCATCTATCTATGCTATCCGCAATAGTAGCAAGCACTATCGGTGTTATCTCTATTAAGTCTAACACCAACCTAGCCTCTTCCTCGTCTGTCTCATATTGAGACACCCATATTTTACTACCGGTGGGGCTTCTACGATACCAATCTAACGCCTCTCGCGGGCTTTCTCCGCCCCATACGGCTATGTCCTGAGGGTCTGATACCTCATAGAACACAACCGTAATCTTATTCCTATTGGGTAGCTCTATTACATTAGTCATTGTCTTCTTCCGCCCTTTCTAATAGTGCTGAGATACCGAAATCTTCCTCGGATATGTAGTCAGGCGCCCACTCGGTTATATGTTCCCAAGCTTCACGACTAATCTTCCTGCCCTTATTGCTCTCTACATCTTGCTTTCTATACCATTGGATAACTAAATCCTCCTCTAATGGTAGGTTATTTAGAGCTTCTAATACTTTTTTAACTTTCATTTATTTTCCTCCTCATATTGGCAGGTTGGACACCCTTCATCTTTATAGAAATAAGAGTAATGCTCTACGCACCAATCTTGATCTAGTAATACCTCACTCATAGTGCCTTCTCCTTCTCTCTCTCAATCGCTTGATCCATAAGGCAATCATCACAGGCATAGCCCCCGTCATAACTGTTATACCACTCAGGTTTCCTTACTTCCCACCCACAGAATTGGCAGATATTCATACTAACTCCACCTCCATACATTTAGCACCGCATTTATCTAGGTCTATCCCATACTCCTCAAACAAGTTTTGCCTAGCCCAAGCCTCGGCTTGGTCTTGGTCAGGTGCTTGAATAGTTGTGTTAATTGTAAAATAATCAGCACTATAACTAACATTATAGGTTTGCTCACTCACTTGCTTAACTCCTCTCTTACCAAAATAGCTACGCCATCGCAGCCATCATCACTCAATAAAGTGCTATCACATACCCTTAAGCACTCTCCCTCGCACTCGCAATTACTCTCATCTCCAGCGTGTAATATGCGCCACTCATTAGACCCGCATAATTCGCATATGCGTATCTCATCATTAAGTAAAGTTTTTAATGCCTCGTTCATTTACTTAACTCCTCTCTCTCTTTAGTTAATTGGATTAGTTTCTCTGCTGAGTTCGCTATCTCTCTCATATAACTTAGGCAATCACATTGATCTATTGGTACTAAGTGATCACCACAGAACGCAGGTATAGCCTTCACTATGGCCTCTCTTCCGTTAGGCAATCAAGAACATACTCAAACTCAGGGCGTATTTCTAAATTAGGGAAACCATCACCATCAATATTTTCTAACCGATAGCCGTCTCCCATATTCCAATACAACCAATATCTATTAGCAATACCAGCTTTGTCGGTGATCGTAATAGTTTTAACCCAGGAGGTCTCCTCTTGCTCTTCCAATACCACCTGATAGCCCTCTCTTACCATTTCATCAACGGTAATTTCGGGTAGCTTTGCTTGCGTATTCATACTCTCTCCCTCTCATTTTTTGTTGGCTCTGCCGGAATTAGATAACCGCCTAAGCCAACCTCTAGGTTGGTTTCTATTAGCACTCTATCGCCAACGTAAAATATCTCAGCGTTAGGCAATATACTTTTGACCACGATAATTAAACCGTCTATCGTATCCATACTCTTTCTCTCTCTCTCGTAGTTGTTCTCTCTCATTAGCTTTTAATGAAAGACTACCACCGCCTATCATAGGTGATAAGCGGAGATAGTCAAGCATTAACTCGCTTTCTTTATCTCTTCCCGAAACATCTCTCCCGCTTGCCTTTTGGTGTAGTCATAATAAGATCGGGTCAGCAGGTATTCACCCTCCCCCTCTCCCACAAACGCAGACAAAACCCAAGCCCCCGCCTGATTTCTTTGGTATGTAATAATCATTTTTTACCCCCTTTCTCTCTCTCACAAGGACACCACGCCCCTAGATTTAGCTTGCCACACTTTGGGCAATTCCAAAATTTGTTTTTGAGTGGATCGGTTTCGCTCATTTCGCGCCCTCTCCCTCTTTCTCTCTTGCTTGTAGTTTTCTTACCCTTTCCATACCGTCAAGATGAAAGCTCGCCAACCGGTCAGCTAGCCAGGCAAGGCCACCAGCTAAAAAGAAGAAACCCAAAACCCACGAGCTAACTAGAAACAAATCTATAAGCATTAGTTGCGCCCTTCTCGGTCTAGTTGGCACCCGTGGCAATCACAAACGGGGGCGGGTTGGGTGGTCATATCCCAAGCCTTGCGGGCTTGCTTTAATGTGTCGTATTTCTGAGAGTTGCGGTTAATCGTTCCGTAAGGGCAAAGGCTCACCACCTCATAATGGCGCACGCTATCTGCGCCATACTTTGAAGATACGATAACAAACAAACTCGCAACATCAGGGCGAGAAACCCCAACAGGTTTAAAATCTACAATCCGAGAATTAAAAAAGCGCATCGCCTCGGGTGTAAAGTAGTAAGTGCCTTTTTCTTTGCTAGGAATTTGACCCTCGTGCCATACCTCAGCAGGGCGGGTTGGATAGTTCCGACAACCATTACACTCACATAAAAAAATGAGTTTTTTCTTTTGTTCTGTTTCCATTTTGCCTTCCTTTTTGGGATACCTTCCCAATGGCTTTAGGGTAGCAGAAAATCTGCTCGTCTATCATAGTTTTTAGGTGTTTCTTTTGAGCGTAAATGTTCAGCTCCGCGAGCTGAGCCTGACTTTCAGCTATGAAAAAACCAGGAAACAAGGCCGGTCAGGGTCTAGAGCTTTAGGCGTAGCCTCACGAAATAAGAGAAGAACGGCCAAAAAAAGAGGGGCGAGGTTGCCCTTTAAGGCCGATTAGTGGAAGGGCAAGGGGTAAGAGGTGGGGCAGATTGAGCCACCAACAAAAGCAACAAGAGCAGAAAGGGGAAGGCCAACGGCTCAGGGTGTAATGGGTTGTCGGTTGGTTGGGGTCAGCAATTGGGGAAGATGTTTAATTAAAACCTGCCCGTTTGGTAGTAGTCTGCCTCTTTCAGCCTAATACCCCAACAACTGCCACCAATCCCTGACCAATCGCTACCGATCAAGCCCCACCGCCCGCCAAACCGACCCCCCTATGCTTAATCCGAAATGTGCACGGGGTATATACCCACAATAAAAATATTTGCTAAAGTGAAGCTGGCAGTTATATAGCCCGATATGTCCGTTTTGGTATAGTATTTCTAGTGAGTTACATCACATTGTAAAGATTTATTACCAGAAAACGGGAAATGCGATATATTTCCCGCCTTATATATAGTAGGGGAGTAAAACGGACCTTATTAGTTTTACGACCTACACCGCCTCGGCGGTTGCCTCGGCGAGACCCCTAAGGGCGAGACGAGGTTTTACCCCTCACTTCGCTCTAGGCTCGTTCGGGAGCACAAGCGACCCGAACACACACACTACGCGGCAGGTGTAAACTAATATTTCCTCCGGTACATATTTTCCCCTCCGGTAGCTAAATTATAAATTTCAATTACGGCGCTTATCCACAGCTTTATCCACAGGGAGTTAAATGGCTGAGAACTCAGCAGATATCGCCAAGCGAATTATTCTAAACTCCGTAGCTGAATCTATGACTATAGAGCAGGCTTGTGCCTCCGCCGGAAAATCTATTAAGACTTATGAGTACTACCGCAGGACAGATAAGATATTTGCGGACAAGGTAGATAGAACTAGGCTAGGTCTAAAGGATAAAAACTTCGCACTAGGTGATATAAATGAGATTACCTTCGCCCAGTTCAGGGATCGTTTCTTACATAATAAGACCTTCCCCCATCAACAAAATTTAGTAGATATGATTGAGGTTGGTGAGCCTTCTTGGTTGCACCCCTCTATGAAGTATGAAAAGGGATTAGCTAATAACCGCATACTTCTAAACATTCCGCCCAACCACGCCAAGTCAATGACTATTACAATTGACTACGTCACCTGGCAGGTCTGTAAGAACCCAAACTTTAGAGTACTTATAGTTTCCCAGACCCAACGCCTAGCGGCAGACTTTTTATACGCTATAAAGCAAAGACTTACCCATCCGCAGTATGAGGCCCTACAGTCAGCTTACGCTGCCGGTATCGGCTTTAAATCTAAGAGCGCCTCCTGGCAAGCAACTCGCGTTACCTTCGGTGATGAATTGCGTGAATCTGGTGAGAAGGATCCCAATATAGAAGCAGTTGGTATTGGCGGTCAGATCTACGGTAAAAGAGCAGATATGATTATAGTAGACGATGCTGTAACTCTATCTAATGCTAATGACTTTGAACGACAGATCAAGTGGTTAACCCAAGATGTAAGATCTCGTCTTAACCCTACTGGTAAGTTAATTATTATTGGTACCCGTGTAGCATCAGTTGATCTATACAAAGAACTACGCAACAACGATAGATATCCTGGTGGCCTAGTACCTTGGTCCTACCTAGCAATGCCAGCTCTACTTACAGTAGATGATAATCCCGATAAGTGGGAAACCTTATGGCCTGCCTCCGATCAACCCTTTGATGGTCAGAAGGAAGAAGAGAAGGATCCAGTAACTAATCTTTATCCAAGATGGAATGGGCGTAACCTATATAACGAACGCCAATCTATGGATGCTTCAACCTGGGCTTTGATTTATCAGCAACAAGATATTTCAGATGATGCGGCCTTTGACCCAGTCTGTGTTCGTGGATCTATAGATGGTATGCGTAAGTCGGGTAGGTTAACCGCAGGTCATCCTGGACACCCAAGAGATTTAAATGGCTTTACCTATATCTGTGGTCTTGACCCAGCGATGATAGGTGATACCGCAGCAGTCTGTTATGCAATTGATAGAGCTACCAACAAACGCTATATCGTAGATGCTATTAAGATTACTAGGCCTAGCCCTGCTGCTATTAGAAATTTAATATTTGACTGGACATCCTTGTATGGTCCCAGTGAGTGGATAGTAGAGAAGAACGCATTTCAGTCTTTCTTAACACAAGATGAAGGTATCAAGATGCACTTAGCATCTAAAGGTGTACAGTTTAAAGAACACCATACTGGTAATAACAAATGGGATGCAGGTTTCGGTGTTGCATCTATGGCTACTTTATTTGGTACTAAGCAATTTGATGGTAAGCACCATAGGGATAACCTAATACATTTACCTTCAGATCAAACTGAAAACATTAAGGCTCTAATAGAGCAGTTAATTACTTGGTCTCCTACGACTAAGGGTAAGACAGATATGGTAATGGCTCTTTGGTTCTGTGAGA